CGTAGTTATAACTGCCCAGGGTGGAATAGACAGAGGATATATGACTATTCAAGATGTAGAAAATATACATACTCACATGTTAGATTTGTTTGGTAAAGCTGGATGCCCAAGCATTGACGGAATTTATTACTCTAGCGGCACTACAAAACAAGACCCGTTTGTTAAGCCCAATACTGGCATGTTTAAAAGATGCGAAGAATACGATAAAGCTATCAAATTTGACCAAGGGTTTTATGTAGGCCATACTATTGCAGACTTAAAAGCCGCCATAAAAATCGGTGCTCGCCCAGTTTTAGTACGCACAGGGCAAGGCGCTGAAACTGAAAAAGAGCTAAATAAATATGCGTACAAGGATATCAAGGAAAGAACTTATATCTTTGACGATTTAGCTGATTTTACAGCTAACTTAGAATAGTAACAGGAGATAAAATATGCCATTTGCTTTAAAACGTCCAACAGCGAATCCTAAAGTTAAGGAATGGAAACATCACGATCCAGATGGTGACGGCTACGTAGAGATTATCAAATATAAGACTCGCGAAATTGCTGAAAAAGCGGCTGTTAAATGGGGTTCACCTCACGGTGGTACAGTAGAGGTACTTGAAGTGCCTTGGTCACCAACATTAGATTTTGATTATCCAGATTATGACGAGCACTATACGCATCCGTCGGAAAATTAATTCTTACACTTTTTAAAAATCGCTCTTCGGGGCGATTTTTTTTGACCATGTTCAAAATAGTGATATATACAACATGGCATATTTCCAAGATCAAACAATCAGTGACTGGGCTACACATTTTTATGTGGGTCAAGTTGAAAATCATGAAGCAGTTGCACAAGCAATGGCTCCTTATATAGCTGACGATAGCTATTTTACAGAACCGTGGATATATTCAAAATGTAAATCCACTTGTCAGAGCCCAAAGAATAATGAACTACCGTGGGACGTATTCTACGATGCAGTCCGACCAAATATAAAATCTTATTTTGATACATTACAGCCCATGGGAGAATATCAAGTGCGCAGTGGCGAAGTTTGGTTAAATGTATATGAACAGCATGGATATCAAGAAATTCACGATCATGCATTTCCTAATAGATCTTTTTCCTGTGCATATATGTTAGAATTACCAGACGAAAAAAATGCCGGTGGCGAACTTGTATTTGAAAATACCAATTTTCCTATTATACAATCATCCGGGCTTAATAGAATTTTTAATGCATTTAATTATGAAAAATTTATTCCAGATATAGCTAATGGATCATTGATAATATTTCCTAGTTGGATTAAACATTATGTATTACCTAATAAAAGTTCTAGGCCTAGAATTACCATTAGTGCTAACTTTACAGTCGAAGGAAATTACAAGTAATGTATCCTTGGATCGTTGAATTACGTCAACATACAGAATCTATAGGACACTTGGATAAAACATTATTTGATCACCTGTGGGCTACATATTCTATTTTAAAAAAACAAGGAAAACTTGAATACTTGTGTTTAGCAGGACTATTTCATTCCGTTTACGAAACAGAATATTTTAAATTTAATACACCCTACACTAGAAATGAAGTTATAGCATTGATCGGCGAGCAAGCTGAAAACTTAGTATATGAATTTTGCAATATTTCTCCAAGAACTACTAAATTAATCGACAGAGACGGCAGTTGGTCGGATCAGGTATATGCAGATTTATTAGATATGGAACTTGTAAATGCTATCGAGCAAGGCTATTACAATGATAGTATAAAGACTATCGAAGCAATTCGCAAACATTTGATAATCAAAGATTAAAATGCATAAATTATTAATAGATCTCGTACCAAAGAGTTACAGTGATTCACTATTACAGGAATTTGCAAATTTTAAAGGTTGGCAATTTACAAATAGTGCAAGTAATGTTGGCAATAACTATGATATCAACGATTCCAATATATTAGATAGTATACAGTTTGTACACGGAGTGTATAATCATCAAATAGATAGTCCGTTATATCATTCAGTCATACCAATTGTTTGGTTTTTTGAAAAAGAAACAGGCATAAAGATCAATAAAGTGTTACGTATTAAAGTTAATTGTTTAACTAGGGACGGCGCTGAATTAAAATATAATCCTCCGCATGTTGATGTTGTTGAACCTGGATGTATAAGTTTGATTTATTACATTAATGACAGTGATGGCGATACTATATTATTTGATAAAACTATAGATCAGGGTTTTAATAATTTAACAATAGTAGAAAGAATACAACCCCGGCAAGGAAGTGCATTTCTAATCCCCAGTAATCAACTACATGCTAGCTCGTGCCCTATAATTAATCGCCAAAGACTGGTTATTAATTTTATTTTAGAACCGGAGCATTTTTAATGTTACATGTACAACGCAGTATGGCACCACTGACTGAATTTGCCCCATCTTGGAATTTTGTATTTTGGACAGCTAAGTACGATAAATTAGATGAAATTGATTTTATGAGGGAATGGATTATAGATAACGAACAGCGTATCATTGACAAATATGCCAACACAACTGGCCGAGGCGGCGATGGCGGCACTGGTTTAGGCGATACTAGTTTAACAGCACAGTATTCTAAGTTTAATTTATTTACAGAAGCCAAAAACATACCCCAATTTCAACGACTGTTTAAGTTTCTACGCAGTGAATATTCAAAATTTATGAAAGAGATGAATACAGAAGACCGAAAATGTAGTATATATTCATGGGCCAACGTTGTTAAGCCTGGCCAGGACATTAAAAAGCATAATCACGGCGGATATCATTTTTCATACCTAAGCGGAAATATGCATTTTGATGATTATAAAACTGTGACTACCTACTATAATCCATTTGATATTATACAATATGACATGCCTAATGTTAAGGGAGGTGTGACCTTTTTCCCCAGTTACATATTTCATGGTGTAAATAGTCATGCCGAAGACAGCAAACGTGTGTCTATGGCGTTTGATATTTTTGATACAGCTCATTTAAAAGATGCTGATTTTAACTCGATTGAATTTTAATTATGTCTAAAGTACCTGATAAAATGCGTTGTTCGCATATTTTACTAAGTTGGGAAGGTGCCAAGCCTTGTACACATACCAGAGGTTTGCCTTTTGCTCTAGTTGAAGCTAAAATGTTGCTGGGGGAATTACAAAAAGGAACTATGACATGGTCTCAAGCAGTCAGAGGACACAGTGCCTGTGTAGCGACTCCGTTTGGAACCGGCGATTTAGGTTGGTTCCAACAGCATGAAATCACTCCTGAAATATGGGTAGCATGTATGATCACAAAAATAGGTGAACTATCGCCCGAACCCATACAAAGTCCCTATGGTATACACGTTATTCTTAGAACTGGTTAAATCAGTTCTATAATATCAAATACAGTTTGAAGTTTTGTGCGTATTGCACGATTAGTAAAGCTAGTTCTTAGCCCTTGATGTAGCGGTTTAGGAGCATTGTCCATTGCGCACCATGCCCAACCGTTGTGTTCTAAACTCAACACTGGAACAAATTCATCTTCTACAACACATAGATATGTGTGAAAGTGAAAGACAGCATCATTACTGACAAATGTTTCTAGTGGTAGTGTTTTCTTGATATTAGGAACACTTCCAATTTCTTCAGCGATTTCACGCTGTAAGCCCTGCCAAGGATTTTCACCTTCTACGGTTGTACCTCCTACAAGTCCCCATGTACCGGTATGCTTGCCTGTGGCTTTTTGTAGTAGTAAAAATCTGTGAGTGTTTCTAGCGTATATCAACGCACCACTACAAACAATACGATCTCTTAAAGTACCAGTCTCCATGAACCTGCCCTATATTCACCTTCGAAGCTCTTGACCCATGAAACTCCGTTCCATTTGTATTGAACTCCAGTGTATATATTCGTTTGATAGATCAAGTTGTCTGCATTCTGAGCGGCAGAAAACACTACGGTCCATACTGTTCCGTCGTATTCAATAATATCATTGGCTTTGGCAACTAGTGTTCCCCATGCTACAGAATTGTTAGTGTCGGTATTTGTTTGCGTATCGCCTATATCGTCTATCAACAAATAACGTCTGCCAGCCACTGGCGCATTGTCCACTGGATTAAATGTTAGCGGATTAATAATAGCATCAAATGTTCCTGGGCTTGCTCGATTAGCACTGGTGATAGTTGTGTTACCTGGATATGTATCCGTGTTCCAAGTAACAGTTAGTACCGTTGAATCAAGTGCATTGACTGTGAATGTACCAGATACTTCGTATCCAGTTGGTTGAATTAGATATATGTGTCCTGCACCAGCAATATACTTGCCGGGATACTGATCTAATAGTGCTATCCAATCAACAGGTGTACCTTGTTTAGCTGGAATATCTAGTTGATCGTTGTCAATGGTTGAATTTTCACCAGGATTCAGTAATTGAATTTGTCCGTTGATAGCTAAAATACCAAATCCACCGCTAATTGTGGTAGACTGTGTGCTTAGTATTGATCCTAAACTTGGGCCGTTGCCAGTGTTATCCACACCAAGCCCATCAATATAACCATAATTTTCTGTTCCAACGCCGTCATAGATGCTGGTAATAATGTTTGTGATCACACCGAGCTTTTTGACTTTGACCGGAGGACTGATATAGATAGGACTTTCTAAAGTCAGTGTTGCAATATCAATTGGACTGTCGTTTCCCACCGGAACACTACGACTGCTCCATGCTAGATCGGTCAAATCTAACACACTTAAACTGGTCCAGTCAATATAGTTGTCTGTGGTTTGCAATTCCAAACTGGGATTGAATAGAACTAATATCTGTTCCATAATCTGTAACTTTTGTTCAGTACTGCTGGCCAATATATCCACCTTGACAGTTAATTTAAATGGTGTTGGCATCAAACGTTCGACAGTATACTGACGTCCTTGTCCTTGGGTATATGCATTGCCGTTGACATCGCGTTCTCTAAAATGCATTTTACCCACGTAACTGGGATCGCCTAATCTACTGCGGTCCAATTGCAAACCTGTAATGTGAACAGCAATGCGTGGTACAGCCTGTACTACGTTCTCACTGTTTTGTCTTAAAATAGTCGCGGCCTGTCTATCAGCATCCCCATACATTACTGGAATTTGATGTAGTGTGTTGTCGCCGTACTTGACTGTGAAGTTACTGAACACACGAATTATCTGTACTAGATATCTGCGTATTTGCTTGTCGTAAAAAAATTGCATTATAGGTCTGCCCTGGGTTTGAGTGCTTCACTAAGACTTGAACGCTCTGGGAATGTTTCACCAGCAACTGTAGTAGTGTTTGTATTGTTAATGAAACTGGTTTTTAATGTGTTGCGAGTATCAGTATTGGTCATGGTCTGACGAACAGCATCTTCCACTTTGATCCATCGTGTGCCGTCGAAACGGAACAATCTGTTGGGCATAAAATCTGTCCTTAAATAAAAATCATCTTGATATGCTGTGGCAGGAAATTGTATGCCTGATCCAAATGTTGCTCCGTTGACTGGTACACCGTCACCTAACAAATATCCAGAGTACCCGCTACGTACAGGAACCGCGGCAATTGTATCAGCAGTAACAGTGTCAATGCTACCGTCTTCATTGGTAATGTCCGCAGTTTGATTAATAACACTCTTGCCTGTTAGTGGATCGACTGCCAGTGTAAAGAATTGTCTAGTTTCATATCCGCTAGTTGGCGCATTTGCTTCGGCTTCGTCTAGTATTCCTTGATTAACTTGTAGATCTTTGGTTTTGGTACTGAGAATATCTTGTAATGTGGGACCTGTTGGGTTATCTGCATTGGCCGGCAATGCAAAAATATCTTTATATTGTTGACTATCAACAATTTTCTTAACTTTAAGTCTATACAAGTGAGGATACCATGTGGCACTGAATCCTTCACTGGCTCGGCCCACATCTTCAATTACATAGTAACGCGGTAAACTCACATCAAAGTCATTAAATGCAAATTCGTCTCGCAAATGCGGTAACTCGATTACATCCCCACTCATGGGCTTACGGCCAATATATTTGATAAAATCATTAATATGCACAGTCATGTACAAGGTGTCGTTGTCAATAAACAAGCCAAATTGGCTTAAATTAAAATCAACGTTTTGTACATTATAAATTCCGCGTAATTTGTAAATGCTGGAATCGTATTTTCTATCACGATTTTCCAACAGCAATAAATCCTGGATTTGTGTAAAATCTTTGGCAATAATATTACCGTTGGAATCGGTAGTCTGAGTACCTATATATTTGTGCAAGTGTATGTCTGTGCCGCCAGCCTGAAACATTTCAGAA